ATGCGTGCGTTCCTCTGTCTGGCGCTCGTCGTTTCGTTGACTGGGTGCAACAACGGAGTCACCACCGAGAAGGTGGCGACTGCTCCGGCTCGTGCGGAAGGGGCAGCGACTGAAGAGCCAAAGGGTCTCGCGCACGCGCCTCACGAGCCTCCGAACGGGCTGAACCTGCCGTGGTCTGAGGGAACCGCAAACGAGAAGCTGATGGGGCTCACGGACGACCAGCTCACCGAACTCATCGGCAAGCCCGATGCGGTTCACCAAGACCCGCAATACGGCGACCGCCGACAGTGGCAGTACAAAGCGAAGAAATGGCTCAAGCCCGACCCCGCGTGGAAGGATGCGACTGAGCCAACCGCGATGAACGTGATCCTCAAGAATGGGAAAGTGATCCGAGTTTTGCGAGGTTAGTGCAGAGCGCCCCAATGCTCACAGTTTGAGGTACCCGATCGAAGCGAGATTGGTCCCGTTGTTGATGATGCTCGTGGCCCAAGTATTGCCGCCGTACCGCAGCGCCTCGACGCGCAAGGTTTTCGCCCCGCTAGCGGTGAACACGCACGACATCAAGAAATTGTTCAGCATGGGCCGGTTGACCGTTTCAACTCGCCCCGCGAACGTGACGGATTGATTGATTGCTGTGCCCGCGGTCACATCATAGAAGCGGGTCTGGATCGCGGTGCCGTTAGAAGATGGCGTCGTGATGGCCGAGACGTTCAGGTAGACATTGCTGTTGAACTGGATCAGGTACGTGCCCGCCCCCGGCAGCGACAGCGTGATGCCCGTGTTCTCCCAGGTGTTGTCGGTCAGGATCGTGTAGTTCGTCCCGATCTGGCTGAAGTTACCCGTGATGCCGGACGAGCCGGCGGGCGGTTCGTACTGGAACTCATAGTACATCTGCCCGCCGACGTAGCCCCGCCTCCGCAACCAGACCTTAGTCCCGGTCGGCACCGTGGCCCCGTTGATTTCCACGGCCGGGTTCAGGGACGTCGTGCCCTTGCGCACCGACGCGGGCGCGACGTCGGCCCCGGTCGTGTAGTTCGTGGTGCGCTCCTCCCACGAGTACAGGCCGCTGCTGACGCCCGTGATCTCGGCGCGAATGAGTTCCGGTTCCATTAGATCGGTCCCGCGGGCTGCTCGAGGAGCGGATCGGTGAAGAACAGTTCGTGGGGGAACGACTCGTAGCACGGGGCCTTCTTGTCATCTGTCGGCCCCTGCCCGACGACGTAACCGAACTTCCGCGTGGCGTAGTTCGGCTGCAGGTTGTGGCCGGCCGCGATCCAGTTCTTGTTCGTGAGCAGCGCGTTCGCGGCGTTGGGCACGTCCGTCGCCTCGCGCCCGGTGTGGATCCACCTCAATTTGAAGTTTGCCATCAGGCTCTGGTCCAGCCCGACCGCGAGCGCGCCGAGCAACTTCTGGATCTTCGGGGACGCGGGCATGTACGGCCCCGGTATCGGACTCGCACCGAGGAACAGCAGGCTTCCCGCCTTGCAGAGCCGGCCCCCGATCGTGATGTCGTTCTGGTTCACGGTCCCCACGAACCGGTTCATGTAGCTCTTGTACGTGGTCCCGCCGATGGTGAAGTCCATTGCGTAGCGGGCCGGTACCTGGTACCACGACGTCTCGATGATGCCGTTCTGCAGGCTCATGTACGGCGAGCCGTTGAAGTTGAGTCCGTTCGGCGCCGCACCACTCTCGGTACGAAAGTTCATCGCGCCCGCGGGGTCGGTGGCCGACACGGTGTCCGGGAGGGGGGTGTACGTCGTGTTCGTGAACCTTCTCCACTCGTCCGCGTACACGTAACTCACACTGGTCCCGTCGGGCTTGAAGTACGTGCCGCTGTACGTGCCGATCTTCTCGTTCGGGAGCAGGAAGTACGGGCGCTTGGCGAACTTCACCTTGTAGGCGTACTTGGTGTAGTGCGGGAACTGCGTCGTGATGGGCGTGAGCCCGAACACGGTCACGGACGTGCCGTTGACGTGCTGGCCGATACCGAACATGTCGCTCACGGCCGCGACGCTCATCTCGGGCCGGAACGGGTGGACGGGCGGCAACACGCGCGCGATCTTCCCCGCGTTCGCCACCCCGCCGTTGACCACGTTGGGTTCCAGGTTCGTGACGCCGCCCAGCAGCGTATCAAAGGCCTGCGCCACGGCGGTGATGGCGGGCGGGGTGGCGTCGTCCGCTCCTTCGAGCAGGTACGCGCCGTCCGCCTGGCCCTCTTCCTGGCTGATGCTGGTGTGCATCCCGCCCTGGTCCCGGTCGGTGATTTCGATGAACTTCAGCGCTGCCATTAGTACCCGCCCAGGGTTTCGTGTGTGAACCGGTTGAACCGCCCGCGGCCCTCGCGGTAGATGTCGCCCGCACCGGTCGTGACCTTGTCCCAGAGCCCGCCCGACTCGGACCGCACGAAGTTGAGGGTCTGTCCCGCGGGGCTCTGCGCGAACCCTTCGCGGGCCATTCCCCAGACGCCCTCGCGCGCGCCTTCCGCGATGATCTTCACGAGCCCCCTCCACGGGTCCTGGCTGTTTTCGTCCACCTGCTTCAGAATCTCTTCGAGCAGCTCGGTTTCGCTCTTCTTCACGTCCCCGCCCCCGTTGGCGGCCACGTAAGCGCGCTCGCTCATCTTCCGGGCGATGTCTTCGATCGAGCCCACGCTCGCATCGGTGGGGGCCGCCAGCAGTCCCCGGGGCGGGTTCTTACGGGCCTCGATCGCGCCGGCCAGTAAGTCACGGAACCGCTTCACCGCGTCGGCCCCGCCGAACAAACTCAGGATGCGGGTCGCGGCCACGGCGAGCGCGACGACGAGCCGGCGCAGGTTCTCCGCGTAGTTCTTCGACCCGTCGATCCAGAGTTTGATGGCCCCGCCGAACTGGGTCACCACGTCCACCACGGCCGCTATCACCTCGAGGAGCGCGCCCCAGCTCTGCATGTTCGATTCGATGGTGCCGACGAGCGGCTGGAGCACCTTTGCGAACCCTTCCATGAGGCGGGCCAGCAGCCGCACCGCACCGAGGAGCGCGCCGCCCACCGCGGCCGCGATGTCCTCGACCATCGGCCGCAGGGCCTGGATGGACGGGAGCAAGATGCCCGCCCAGTCGCGCACCGCTTTTGTCGCGTACTTGATGATGGGGACGAGCGCGTACCCGATGGTGGCGCGCAGGTTATTCACCTCGCGCTCGTACTGTTCCACGAGGTACGGGTTCAGCGCCCGAACGAACGCCGCCGACGTCTTCACGATCGCCAGGAGCGCGAGCGGGATCGCACTGAACGCCCCGATGACCGTGGATACCACCATGCTGATAGCACCGAGCGCCTTGCGGACGCCCGCGATCGCCATGCCGATTTGACCGAAGACGGTCGGCCGGCGGCGCGGGCGGCGGGGCGGCCCACCGTTCCCGCCCGCCTTCATGTCCTTGAGTTGCCCGGAGATGCGTCCGACGAGCGGGGTGAGGGTGCGCAGGATGCCCGTCTGCGTGCCCAGCTGCCGGACGATCATCACCAGGAGGTCATTGTTGCTGCGCTTCACGGTTCAGGGCCTCCAGGCGGCGCTTGAGTTCCTCGACCTGTTCCGCACTCACCCCCAGCGCTGGCGCGAGCGTGAGCAGTTGCTGTAACCGCGCCCGCGGGTCGGCGGGAACTCCCGCCGACCCCTCTGGTACCTGAATAGTGCCGTCCTTGTCGCGCGCGTGGAAGTAGATCTCCTTCATCTGCCGCGGGGACAGGTCGCAGATCTCTGGGAGCTTGACCTTGAACTCGCTCACCAGAATCGCGAACTGTGCGGTGAGAACCCCGGGGGTTAGCGCCGGCCGCGGTTGCGGCGCGCCAGGTCCGGCCCCGGGGCCTTCCGTTTTGGGGCGAGGGCCTCCTTCGGGAGCGAGTCCTCCATCACCTCGGTGAGGATGGTCCGCATCTCCTCCGGCTTGTGGGCCAGCAGCTCGAAGATTTCGGCCGGTTCCGCGCTCATCATGCAGGAGAGCAGCAGCGCGGTTCCCGGCGTGGTTTCCAGGAACGCCATCGTGTGCTCGGACTCGAACGCGAAGTGCCCGGTCTCGCGCTGCTTGCGGAGCTCGTCGGCGCGCTTCAGGTACTCGTCGGCCGGGTACACGTCGCGCAGTTCGAGCAGCGCCGCCTTTGCCCGCTCGTACAACTTCGTTTCAACGGCGAGCATGGTGCCGTGAGTGAGCACCGGCGCGACGGTGTACGTCTTCCCGTTGTGTTCGATGACCTTGGGCGGTCCCTTGATGCCCAGGGCCGCACTGCGCTCGCTCATGTGGTGCCTCTCTGTCGAAACTGGAATTCCAGTTTCGGGATTCGTTCATGTATCCAATCGACGGGAATTCCCGCCGTTACGTGTACGCGATGGTGAACACGCCGTCGCTCTCGAAGGTGACGCTCACCTGCCCCGGGTCGTCGCCCGCGCTGATCTGCGTGCTGTATTCGACCGTGGACAGGCGCGCGTTGAGCACCAGTTCCACACCGACGGCGAACCCCAGGTGCAGTTCGTACACTTGGTTCACGACGAGCGGCATGTTGCCCGCGTTGTACGCGCCCTCGACGACCGGGGTGGCCGACACTCCGCCCGCGGTGGTGCGCTGGAAGTTGTGGCCGAAGGCGAAGAACTTCTTCACCCCGCCCTCGACCGGCAGGCGCCACTTGCCGAACCCGTATGAGACGGCGCCCAGCTTCACGTAGGATTCGTTTCCCGAGATCCAGTTATCAGCCACGGGTGCTACCTCACAGTGTTGAGCCGACGATGACCACCGCGACGGTGATGGACGTTCCGCCGGTGTTTGCGAACGTTAGTGTCTTGTGCGTGGCATCCACGGTGATGCCGTTGCCGGTCGGGTCTCCGGCCTGTGTGAACGACTCGCCCGCCTTCACAACCAGTCCGTCCGTCGAACCCGCGAACCACACGAGCCCGTTACTCGCGCCCGGGGTGATCTTCAAAACGCCCGTGGTACCCGCGACCTTCACCACGATCGCGAGCGCCTTCGTGAACGCAACGGCCTCGCCCGCGAGGTTCGTGAACGACTTCAGGTCGATCGTCGTGGAACCCGCGGCCGCGATCGTGAGTACCGCGGCATAGGCGTCGTCCCAGACCGCGGTGTCCAGGTCCGCGAGCGCGAACGTGACCTGGTTGTTCCCCTGCGTCAGGTCCGCCCAGCTCGGCACCGGGACCGTGAACGCGAAGGTGTTGCTCACCTGCAGGTCGAAGGACGAGAGCGGCATGGGGGCCTCTTACAGGTCGAGTAGCACGCGGATCTCAACGTTGGTCGCCACCGTAGTCGTGACGAATGCCGTGGTGACGGCGCCCGCGGTCCCGGTGAACGGGTACGGCACCCCGCTCCCCTTCACCCACACGAACGGGTTACCGGCCGCGAGCGTGATCGTGTCGGTCGGGCTGCCGCTGCTGTTGATCTTGAGCGTGCAATCCACGTCGGTCTTGATGAAGATCGACAGCAGTTTCGCCTGCGCCCACTGGAGGTCCACCGCCTGGTTCGTGACCACGCCGAGTGTGAGCGACGAGTTCTGTTCGACGCTGCCCGACTTGGTGACCTGAACGGGCACCTGATTGGAACCGGCGCCCCAGATTTCTTGAATCGTGTGTGTGATGCTCATCAACTGCTCCTGTTCTCGAAGGTCCAAACGGTGAGCTGGATCTGGTCGTAGTCGTATCCCTGGCTCAGCAGGGACCGGTCGAGGAACGGGGCCTCGACGATCTCCAGCCGCTTCACCTCGGGCACGCCGGCTAGCGGCTTCGGCGCCATGAACGCGGCCCGCGTCGCCTCGCGCCAAACGGTGTGGTCCGCGAGGTGCGTGAGTTGGTCCGCGTTGGGCGTGATGAGCGTGATCTCGACCGTGTACTCGACCCGGAACACGTGCCCGAACGCGATGCGCCGCGTCGCGTCCACGTTCTCCGATCCCGACACGGTCACCTGGTAATCCGCGTCGACCTTCTCCTCTTTCTTCGGGAGCTTGCGCTTCACCACGGGCATCAGGTTCGGCCCGACCGTTACACCAGCCAGTTGCACCTTCGAGACGACCGCGGACAGGATGCGGTCGAGCACGCTGGTTGCGGTCGGGTCCGGAGTACCGAACGTGCCGGTCATGCCGCCGTTCGCGTACTCGACGCCCAGGAGCACGTCGGACTCCGCGGGATAGTCGCACGTGCCCCCGGAGCTCACGAAGAGCCCGTGCGAGAGCACGCTGATGACGTCGCCCGTGGGCATCGCCGGACCGCCTCCCGAGGACAAGAAGAACCAGCGCATCATGCCGAGCATGGGACCGCTACGCGGTAACGCGCCCCCCGCTCCCGATGGTCTGTGTCGCGCCGTTGCTCAGGGTGATCACGTTCCCGGACGCGGGCGCCGTGTCGTACACCGCGGCGAGCACCTTCACCAGTTCCGCGGCCTGGGCTGCGGTTTTCGCCGGGTCATACGCGCTCGTGAGGGTCACCGAGAACGCGAACGCGCTGAGCGTCCGGATCGTGGCCGACCACACCGCGGTCGCACTGGCCGCGGCGGTGGCCGCCACGAGCGCGTTCCCGCTCCCGGTGCTGATGTCCACCGGGTTCGTGACCGTGGTAACGGTCCCGCTGTCCACGATCACGTGCTGGTTCGCGGCGAGCGAGTACCCCGTTTTGTCGTTGTTCGTGGCAACCGTAACCCCAGCGGTTACACTCGCGACCGCACCGCCGGCGTAGGTGCTCGGCGCCGTCGTGCCGAACAGCACGTCGTAGACGGCGCCGGCCAGCACGACGCATTCGACCCGGACCGCCAGCGCGCCGGACACGTTCACGAAGACAACGAACGGGCCGATGGTCGCGGTGTCGGTCGCGTCGAGTACGCAGTAGTACACGCCGCCCGCGATGTGCGTCGCCCCGCCGCTGTTCTTGTTGGCCAGCGTGGTCGCACCGCTCACCCAGAGCTTGATGTCCGTGTTCGCGATCGTGAGCCCGGTCTGGGGCGTCACGCCGTCGGTCGAGGACACGAAGTAGCCGAGCGGCAGTTCCTGGCTCGCGGTGCTCTGGCGCAGGTAGACCGGCATCAGCTCATCCCCTGCTGTTTGCGGTGGTGAACGACAAGCGGAACAATCGACACCGTGGTTGCGCCCTTGAGCGTCGCGAACTGCACGACCCAATTGAAACTCGACGACCACGAGAACGGGCAGTCGTAGTTCCCGGTGGCCGACACGATGCGGTACTCCCCGAGCGCGGCCCGCGCGCCACCGACGATGTTCGTGTACCCGCTGCCCGGCGTCGCCGTGGCGCTCCCGTTGAGCGCGTAATTCGCGACGAGTAACTCGTCCGCCTGGGTGGTCGTGACCGGAGCGCTGATGTTCCCACTGGTCCCGGCCGATACGCTCTCCGCGGTTGCGGTTTGGTCCAGGGCGCTCGACGTAGCGACCCCGGAGAACTCCGACACCCAGCCGTGAATCGTGTCCGAACTCGAACTGAGCGTGAGCGTTACCGTCGTCGCACCGCCCGTGTTTACGACCCCCAACCACAGATACGCTCGGACGTTGACGCCGGCGGACGAGTGGTTAGTCGGGCCTAACAGCGTCGTGAACGTGACTCCCGTGGCCGACGGCGTGACGCCGAGGGCCTCGTTCGCGATTCGGGCGCCCACGACGATCACGTTGCCCGCCGTCAGCGCGGACACGGTGATGTTGAGGCTCGCTCCGGAACCCGTGGCGTTGTTCGCGCTCTGGACGTTCGCGATCGACATTACGAGCTCGCGATGAACCGGGTTTGCACGGCCGTCTCGATCGCCCCTTGTAGTTGCGTGTCGGTGATGTCCGACCCGCCCGCGAGGAAGTTCGTATCGTCGAGCACGTGGTAGCTCACCTGGGAGCCGACCGCGGCTGTCGCCCGGATCGCCTCGCGCGCCCACGCCAGTTGGTTCACCGTGGACCCGCCGTTCCCGAGCAGGTACAGGGCGTACTTCGCGACCGCGGCCTCGCACCGGGCCTGCATCGCGCTGCTGCGCATCACCGCGAGGCGGTCGTTGAGGTTCAGAGCCATCGGTTACCCCTGGAACTTGGAACACACGAGCCGGTGCCGCTGCGGTCCGTTCGCGTCGCGGTCCCGGATGCCCACGATCTGGACCGTCCACTTCTCGCCCGCGTAGGTCACCCGGTCCTTGATCGCCGGGACGGTGCCGTTCAGCTTCGCGGTCCATACATGGAAGACCGTCGCGTCCTTTTGCAGTAACCCCTTGCTGATGAACGCACTGAGCGCGTCGAGGTCTTCCTTGGTCACGTCGTTGCGCTGGGCGTATGAAACCGCGGCCGGCGCGCTGTACGTGTTCTCGGTGAGGCGCGATTCGTAGCTGATCGTGATAGGGTCGTCGATCAGTGCCCAATCCCCGGACAGGTCCAGCGCCATCACAGCACCATCTTCGTGGACACGATGTAAGGGGCCTGAGCGTTAACGGTCTTCTGCAGCGCGTCGATGAGCTTCTGTAGGCCCTCGCGCCACTGGTTCCGGTCAACCCGCTTCCCGTCCAACTCGTAAGACGGCTGCGGGTTCACCGAGTCGGCCGCCAGCGCCGCAGCGTATCCCGCGATGGTGGCGTTCAGGTTGTCGGCAACGGTCGGCATGGTCTAACCCTTCTGCAATCGACCGGAATTCCAGTCGATTAGACGTCCATCGGAATTCCGATGGACCCGATGTCTATGGGAATTCCCATAGACCCGTTGTTACTCCTTCGTACCCCGGTACATGAACCGCGGTTCCTTGGTGAACGGGACGCCGTGTTCACGCGCCACCCAGATCCCGACGATTTCGCGGCGGGCGTCTTCGCTGGAGAGCGGGGCGCTGTTGACCTGGAACGGGATGATCTGGCGGTACCGGAACGCTTGCTTCGGGTCGCCCATGTACCAGCGGGCCGGTGCGTTGGTGGTGCTAACACCGGCCGCGATCAGCCGGTTGTACCAGATGCGGCTCAGGACCACGGGGTTGATGGGCCGGATCAGGCTGCGCTGCGTCTGAGTCAGCGTGTTACCCGTATCCGTCACTCGCCGCACGAACTCCGGGTACAGGACCGATTCCAGGTTCATCTGGCGCTGCGGCATCACGAGCAGTTGAGGCGCCGCGACGGTGATCTCGAACCCGGTGCCGGGGTCCGTGTTCCCCTCGAGGATCTGGAACGCCGTGTCGATGTTCGCGTAGTTCGTGAGCTCGTTGGTGGACGAGTTCGTGTAGTTGTTCGGGATCTCACCGTTCGTCGTCAGGTACGTGTTTGCGGCGTTCCCGTCGCGGCTGTACGTGTTCGTGATGCCCAGCACGCAGTCGGCCTGGCGCACTTCCTTGTTACGCGCGACCGCAGTCCCGGCGTTCTTACAGGACGATTCGAGCATGTCGGTGCGGTCGTAGATGAACGTCTTCTCGTTGATCTGGATGACGTTCCCGTACCGCTGGTTGTCGGGAATCTCGACGTAGGTTTCCTTGAGCCCCACGGTCGGGAACGGCTCACCGTCGAGCAGGTCACCGGACACGCCGCCGTCGTTCATGACGCCGATCATCTTCCCGCCGTTGACTCGCTCCTGTTTCACTTCCATGAGCGAGTCGCCGATGAACTCGGGCGCGGTGTACGCCTCCATCGTGAGGGCATCGACCAGCCCCGCGACGGTATCGGTGAACGCGCTGATCCGGGCGAAGTGCGACGGAAGCACAACCGCGCCCTCGGCCTCGGAGAACGTGCCGAACTGTTCCCGCAGTGCGAACGCGCGGCGAATATCCGAACCGCCCACCTCGCGCCCCAGGAACGTCATCGCGATCTCGCGCGCGTCCAGTTGGAGTGGGTCAATGAGGCGCTCGGCGCGGTTGAGGAACGGCGAGCCGTTGTCGTCCTCGGTGATGCCGAACATCTCGCGCAGTTGCCCGCGGTACCCCGCCAGGCCGCGCCCCTCGTTCATGTTCTGCTCAAGGATCTTCTTGAGCTTGTCGGCTAGGTGAGCCATCGCGGTAGTACCTCGAGCAGTGTGTTGGTGGTGAGCGAGTTCCGATATCGGAATTCCGATATCGAAGGTGTGGGGTTACGCCATCGTCTGCGGGCCGGCGTGCGTGGTCGTCAGGGTGCCAGCCAGTTCAAAGAACAGTTCCGTGGCACCGATTTCCGCGCGCCGGCTGAGCCGCCCGATCGCGAGGTTCGGCGTTGCGACGATCTCGACGATCTGGTCGGCCAGTCCGTCGGCCCCGCCCACACCGGTCCCAGCGATCCCGACGTAGGCCCCGGGATCGGACGCGGAACCGAGGGCCGCACACGGGTACTTGTACTCCCCGCGGCTCGCGATCAGGACGTCGCGCGTATCCCCGGCGATCTTGGCGTCGAGCGCCACGCCCAGGAACACGTCGTGCCCGGCCTCCTGGTTCTGGGCCTTGGTGCCCGCGTCCGCCAGCGCGCTAGCGGGGCTCGCCTTGTTCGAGGCGAGGATGAGGAAGTCGCCGGCGTAGATCGCACTGGCGACGGTACCGGAGACGCGCTTCGGTTGCGGCATGCCGCTGATGAGGCGTCCGGCGTTGCTGTATTTCGCGTCGGCCACGGTTCGTCTCCAGATGCGTGAACGGGGTTATGTGGGCAGTTGTCAACCAGAAGTTGATGACTGGTTCGGTGTTACTTCCGCAGCCACTTCTTGAGCGCGGCCTTGTCCTTGGGCGGCGCGTCGAGTTGGGTTTGCGTGGTGTCGGTCTGCTCGGTTAGGGTCGTCGCCTGAGCCTGTTGGCTCGTGACGTACTTCTTCGGCTTCTGCTGCAGCGCCGCGACCGTCTTCGTGAGGTTCGTCACCTGTTCGGTGAGCGCCTTGATCGGGTCGGTTTCGGTCTGCTCCTTGACTGGCGTGGTCGGCACCGCCGCTCCTGCAGCCGCTGCGGGCTTGCTCAGTTCCTGCAGCTTCGCCTTCTTCCCGGCCGCGTCGAGGGCCTCGTCGTTGAGCACGGCCAGAACCGATTGCTCGAACTCGTCGGCCACCGCCGTCGCGTCCGTTTGCTCGCGCAGCGACGTCGCCGTTGCGGGATCGCTCACCAGGTCCACCGATTCAACCTTGTCGATTTTGGTCACCACTTTGACACCCTCTTTCACGTGGAACTGGCCGTCCGCCACGTGGCTGAGGCCAAAGAAGTTCAGGCCGCGCTCCAGGTCTTCCTTGAGCATGGCCGTCATCTGTGCCTGCGATTCCAGGTACACCAGGTCGCCGCGCAACTCCTTCTTGCCCGGCTCGAAGCGGACGTTCTTGAGCCGCCCGAAGCGCTCCGGGGCGTCGCGGTGCTTGATTTTTTCGCGCGCGTGGGAGATGTAGACCGCTTTGCCCTCGTAGAGCGAGACGGCGCCCTTCATCGCGCCCTCGGTGTAGAACCGCTTGTTGCGGCTCTTCTGCCCGAGGATCTTCACGTTGGGGAGTACACCGTTCGCGGGCGCGCTAGCGTCTTCCCAGAGCGCGGTTTCAACGAGCCGCTCGGTTTTGATGAACTGGCCCATTACGCTTCGCTCCCCTGGTCGCGCTTCATCTGGCCGCCTGCGGTCTGCGGTTGCTTCGCCGCCAGGTCCGCTTCCTGTTGCGCGGCTTGCTCTTCCGGCGACGGACCGGCCGCAACGAAGTTGGCTTGTTCCTTCTCGTAATCGAGGCCCTCTTCCGCGCTGATCGTCTGCGGGCTCTTGATCTTCGCCTTCCGCAGGATCTCGTTGCGATGGGCCTCGTCGAGCTTCTGCCGGACGACGGGTACGGTGTAATTCACGTGCAGGTCGATCTGGTCCAGCACGTCCATCGGGATGTTGTCGCGCTCCTGCTCGGCCGCGATCTCAATGACCGCGGTGAGCACATCGTCCACGTACTCGGACAGCACGCTCTGCTCGCCCTCGACGAGCTTGATGAACGGGCTTTCGGCCGTGAGCGACGATGCGTAAGACGACGCGGTCGAGTCGCCGGAGATGAGCCAGTACGGGGCTTCGAGTGCCGCCGCGGTCGCTTCGAGCGAGAGCTTGACGCTCATCGCCGCCGCTTCGGAATTCGGAGAAGGGGGAGGCGGTTGGTACTCCAGCCCCTCCGGGATGTCCTGGACGGTGCCGGGTTCGATCTGCTGATAAGTGACGTCCTGGGTGCCGTTCGGCGTCGAGCGCTGGAACGTGCCCGAGGCCTGCGCCGACTGGAGGCTCTGGATCGCGGTAGCCGGCGCCTGCGCGAATTGCCTGACATATGCGATCGACGCCCGAACCTTCTCGCCTTCACGGGAAGCGTAACGCAGTTTGTTCCCGCCCTGCAGCTCGTCGATGCACGCGGTGAGCGCGGGTAGGCCGCGCTTCTGATTCAGGTTCGTGCCGCGCTTCAGGTGGAAGATGAACTGTGCGGGGACGCGGCGCTCGGTGTTCGTGCTGTAGTCGCGCACGTTGTACGCAACGGGTACGCCGGGGCGATCGGGCCGCGTGAGGATGCCCCAGGACCACGGCCCCTCAAAGGACTGGCCCTCCGGTGGAACGATCGAATCCGGCTCGACGAACTTCACGGCCGTGATACCGTCGTCCATCGGCGTGAGCTCGATGAAGCACTCGCCGTCGGTCAGGTACCGGCGGTAGATCTCCCGCTCGATGATCTTCCAGCGCGAGGCCTTCTTGAACTCGTCGAGCAATGCGGTCACGGCCTTGGCCAGCGCAGGCGGGGCTTCCTTGTCGGGGTCGGTGCTTTGCACTTCCTGCGCGCTACCGCACCCGACGACGTAGCGGCCCATGCCGTTGATGCCGCCCGATGCGTTCGGGTTGCGCTCGTACAGGTAGCGAGAGACGTGGCGGACGCGGTTGAGTTCCTGGAGCGTGCGGATCGTCTGGAGCTTGTCCGGGAACAGTTCCGGACCCCAGACCGGCGTGAGCGGGCGGCCATTCCACGTGTTGAGTTCGTAATCCGAGACGGGGGTGCCGTAGATGTCCGATTGGGACGCCTCTTTCAGCGTCCCGCGGAACCAGTTGACCGGGTTGAGCTTCGCCCAGAACGACATGGGACACGTGCCCTGTTGCGCGCGGTAATACTGAATGCTACGCCGTTGCGCGTTGGGGCGCAAGTCGGGGGAGCTATGTGCGAAGCACCTTGTTGTCGCTGGGCCGCTTTGTACCGGTGAGGAGGAGATTGAGGGCTTGCGTGGCCATGCTGACGGCGTCGGGGCCGTCGTCGTGTGCCCCGTTGGGGATCTCCTTCATCTGCTGGAGCGTGAGTTTGTTCGAGACGGTTTGCCCGACGAAGTGCAGCCGCTTCTGTGCGAGGAGCGGCCCCAGATCCACCTGAATGCGCGCGTGCTTGCTCTGGTCCGACGGTGTCAGGTGCAGGTCGATCGGCACGTCTAGTCCGACGGCGTTCAAACGCTCCTGGATCGCGAGCCCGACGGCCTCCTGGAACTGGTTCGATTCGATGATGAACCGGCGGTACGGGCGCCCCTCGTTCTTGGCTGCGCCGACGATCGCGACCGCACGTGCGTAGAGCGCCGGGAGCGGTTCTCGCGCGAGGTGCATCGTGGCGTAGATGTGGCGGTCGCTGAACAGCGACAGGTCGCAGAACGCGCCGTAGTCGCCGGCCTTGCCCGTCTTGCTCTTCGAGGGGTCGAGCGAGAGGACGCGGAACTCTTCGCGGTTGCGGCTATTGAACGGCAGTTCTTCCACCCACATCCACGGCCCGAAATACTCGTCCGGGAACGCGCGCAACGAGCCGTCGCCAGTGGGCGAGCAGTTGTAGAGCGCGTCCCAGATGTGGGACTGGCCGCGCAGCTCGAACGCGCGCTTCTTGGCCTCGTACCACTCCTGGCTGTACTTCGAGAGGAACAGGCCCTCCCCTTCGGCGCGCCCGAGTGCGTCGTCGGCTTCCGCGATCGCGGGGAAGCGCAACCGCACCCACTGGTCCGCTTCGTTCGCGAGCAAGCGCCCGAACAGATCGTCGGGGTGCCACGGCGTACCGATGAGGATCACGAACCCGTCCGGCGTGAGGCGCGTTTCGGCCGCGGCGCTGTACGTGTCCCACACCTTATCGCGTATGCGGATGGAACCGCTGTCCTCGCTGCCCTTGAACGCGTCGTCAATGATGATGCCGGTCGCGGCCCGGCCGGTGACGGTGCCCTGGATGGAGGCGCTGTACATGTGCCCGTCGGACGTGGTGCGCCAGTTGTTCTTGGCGTTACTGTCGCGGCGGACCTGGAGGCGCCCGGACGGGTCGAGGTGTTCGCGGAACTCGTTCACGTAGTCACGCGCGATGCTGCCGTGGCCGCTGGCCAGTTCCGCGCCGTAGGAGAGCAACATCAGCTTCGCGCTCGGATCTTGCGCGAACACGATCGGGGGGAACAGGCGGGACGCGATGAGGGATTTAGCGTGCTGTGGGGGCAGTTGGATCATCAAACGGCGACAGGGTTCCCCGTTCGGAAGGGTCAGTTGCTTCGCCAGGAGCTTCAGGAGGTTCCCCTGGAGCGCGTGGTGGCACCTCGCCCACTTGTAGTGCGGGTGCGTCAGCCGCGCCAGAGCCAAGGGCGTGAGACACTGCATCGCAAGCCTCGTCGAGCGCGAGCGCGGCCGCCATCACCTTCGGGTCGGAGAGTGCGGGCGGCGGGGGCGTGGTGGAAGAACTCGTCACGGACACCTCGCGCGGGAGCAGGCGCCCGAGCAGCCGCGCGAACTCGACCGGGTTGGTTCGGCCGAGGTGCACGAGCCAGCGGACGCCACCGAGTTTGTCGAACGCGGCAAGAACCGAATCACGCACCGTCTTCGTGGACTTGTTCAGCGCGCCCTTCGGGCGGCCCTTGCCCGCATTAGGTGGTGGTTGTTTCACAGTAAATTCGCCTATTTTGCTGATTATGCGGCCAGTTTGGTGCGGGGGCGGGGCCGTGGCACCTGAACGCGCTGAGGGATGAGGCCCTCGCGCTTCAGGTGCGCGAAGGTGGCGTCGAGGTCGCGCCCGGGTGTGTCGGGGTCGTAGAAATCGGTGAAGGCCTCGATCGCGCGACCCGCGGCAAGAGCGGCGCGGTCAAGGGAGCCGTACCTACTCGCGGGAAAAGTACCCAAGCTGATTTGCTGGGACGGCGGCCCGATATTGACTCGGGCCTGGTAACACCGGCTCTTGACGAATCGAACGCCGGCGGGGAGCGTGCGATTAACCTGGCTGCGCGGCTGCTGAAACGGTGCGCCGTTAACGAACCACGTGTCAAGGTCGTATCGCGACGGGATCGAATACGCGAAGTCGGAGCCGGTACCGGGACTCGGCTTAATGGCACTCAGATGAGCAACGGGCACGGGCGTGAAACGGCCGTCGGCGGAGCGGAGACCGGTAAACCCGTTGGTGAGTTGTTTCGCGTACTCGCGTTTGGCCTCCCTGAGGAGACTGGCGTACGAGTAAGTGATGAACCGGACGCCCAAAGAGGGATCGAACGAAGCGGCCGCCCCGCAGAGCTGGAGCGCGAGGTGGCTGAGCAGGTCCTCGCGCTGGTGAGCCCAGCAACGGGCGGCACGCTTGACGACGTGCTTCAGCATCGGCATGTGCCGCTCGACCAGGGCGCGCTGCTCGTCGGTGAGTCGCTTCATCGTGGTCTCGGACGCGAGGTTCAGGTGTTCGGATCCGAACACCTGATCCGGATCATCAGTGAGTCGCTTCATCGTGGTCTCGGACGCGAGGGGCGTGAGACCAGGATAGCGCTCCCAGTTCCGGAGCGCAACAGGGCCGGGTGTGGGGAGCCGAAACAGGGGGTACCCCACCCCCAAACCACTCCTCCACTACTACACTACATATATTATTATATTATATATATTATATAAGCAAGTGGATTGGCGAGAGAGAGACTGGTGTAGTGGTGGGGTACCGGCGGGGGTATGGGGTGTGGTGTGTCGAGTGCCCGAGTCCCTATTCGTCGCCCCGGAAGTCGGGTAATTCCGGTCGTGGCTTCCAGGTATGGCAGGGACCGGGACCGGACCACCAAGCGCCGGGTGCGTACACGGAATTACTGTGAGAAATGACCCCCTCTTCCTTGAGCCGGGCCTTGGCGAATTTGAGGTTGTCGAATGTGAAGCCCTCGGCGCGCCCGGCCTCGGCGATCTCACTAGATGGGTAAGCGTACTTCTGCAGGAAGTTCCGGAGCCACTCTTTGCACCGGTCGAGCTTGGTTTGGCCGTTATCCGATCCGGTGCCCGACTCCTTGCGGGTTGGGGGCTTCATCGCCTGGTTGGGATCGACGGTGCGAGGCGGGTCGAATTTGACGCGGCGCAATTGAGAGCGAAGTGTCTGCCGATCGGTGGCATTAAGATGGTGGCACTCGGGAGCTGCAAAAAAGGCATCCATTTCAGCATCGGTGAGCGGAACGAGGGAAAAGGGGATCGTGGAACGGTCGAACCCGGGCAGGTTCTCTTTGACGGGCATGAAGAGCCTCCTGCTAGAATCTTCGGGATCCTCGGAGACGGCATACGCGGCGCGCACCGTGTCACGGTAAGCGGCACTCCCCGCGAAGCGGTCAACGGCGTCGCCAGTGGACTTATTGAGGTGCGCGATCATCACGATCGTGACGCCTTTGGATTCTGCCAACTCACTCAAGGGATCAAGGACTAATCGCAACTCACTCGCACGATGGTCATCGACCTTGGCGCGGCCCACATAGGACGCGATCGGATCGAAGATAACGAGCTTAATGTCGGGGGACTGTTCGAGTCGTTCGCGGAGAACTCGGATGTGATCCGGGGTGAGCATGAACTCGGATTTGCAAGGGCCGCGCTCGACACCGTCGACAAAGGCAACGCGAAGCAAATCGGCTTGGGCCGCAAGAAGCCCGGGAAGCGCGGTATCGTCGGCACCGTCTTCCGAGGCGAAGAAGAGCACCTTCGCGCGAACGGGATCAGGATAGGAGAGACCGAGCGCACAGCGGCCCGCGGAGATGTCGGCCGCGATCGCCCGCCAGAGCGTGCTCTTTCCGCTACCGCCGCGCGCGCCACAGAGAATGAGCTTGCCAAGGGGAATGCGGCCCGGGACAAGGTACTGCATGGTCTGTATCCTCCTGCCAGCAAAAGGAATGACATTAAGAGCAAGCTTGGGCACGGCCGCAGGTTCGTCGGGGCGATGAAGTTTCACCTCGGGCCTCGGCTGCGCGAGTCTTGCTGACACCTCGTCGCGAATATTCATGATGAGCGGGTCTTCGTTATGGCCCCGACGTGCGAAGCCAGTTGAAGGAGGGCGTCTTCGAGTTCCTTGATGCGGAGCTCTTGTGAATCGAGTTGATCGCGAAAAGCGGGATACAAGTAGAGCTCGAGCGCCGCAGGGGACCACATCTTGGCGAACCTGAGGTCCATCAAGAGCGCGTTCGCGCGATGATGCTGGAACGACACGATATCGGCCTGGCACTTGTCCCGCCGAAGTTCGGCCTCGGCGCGCTGACTCGCAGTGCCATTGATGAGCGCAACATGGTGATCGCGGTTCGCGTCGTCGAACGCGAGGAGCAGCTTCGCGTAGGTCGAGAACGGCTCACCCAAGGCCTCGATTCGATCAACGGGCTCGCCCGGTTCGGGCAAGGACCGGACGGAATGCGTTGCGTCTTGAGCGAGCCGTACCACGATGGAACTCAACTTCGGGTGTGGATCTTGGCGAAGGACCGGGAATCAGTTCGCGCCGAGAAGAGCGCCCATCTCAGCACTGGCCGCTGCCTGGGCGCGGGTGCGCTGCGCGGGAGTTTCGCGATTGCGGATCTGACCCGAGACCGGAGGAGTCTCGTTCTGAGCCGCAATAAAGCGGATGACGGCCTGCTTGGAGGTGACGATCGAACCAGCCAGTCGGATGTGCTCGAGGTGAAGGCGGGTGCCGTCGGGTAGGACGATCCCGTCAAGGCAGTGGCGGCGAACGGTCGCGTAATTGGTTTTGCGGCCGTAGAGTTTGGCCGCGTCCTTCATGCTGATAAGCCCCTCGTCGGTGAGAGCCTCGACGAGTTCAGCAAGTGGCTTGATAAGTTGTTGCCTGTGAAGTGTAGTAGCATCGACTTTCAATCCATCCATGTCGGCAACAATCAACTCGGCCTTGGCGGACATAAAGAGCCTCCTGTGTTGAGACACCTCATTTATGCACGCTTATCGGCGCTAGGCAAGTACCGTAGAAGTGCTGCGAAGTGCTAGTAAGCACTGTTAGTCATGAGTAGTAGTGGAAGTGGTGAGATGGCCGAAGTATGACAAGATGCGACAGGAGATACAAGATCGCGACATCAAGGAGCGTCATTGGGATGTCAAGAAACGCAAAGGCCGCACGATGTTAATTCAAGTGCCTATCCAGTGACTGTTCAGTGCGTGATGGCGCCCCAACTGGGGCGCCATCCGTGGTCCGCCTGTGGCCTCACATCCGGAGTATTCGGACCAAGATTTTTTTGGAATGTTCGGCGACCGCGAGCGGATCAACCCACTTCGCGGGCCACCTGTAGCGCTCGTGCCAGATCGCGCTCGGCGTAAACTTGCGTCACATTCGCGCTCGCGTGCCCGAGGAGCACCTGGGCCGCTTCGAGACCGAATCGCCGGCGGACATCGGTCGCGTAGGCGTGCCGGAGCTGGTTCGGGTGCCAGTGCGGAACCAAGGCCTTCAGGGCCGCCTTACGGACGGCCTGGCTGAATGAGTGGGCAGAGTACTGGGCCGCGGGTACGCGCAGCGGGGTGGGGTTCCGACGTGAGACTTGCGAGGGCGGCACTTTGGTTTTACGCCGGGTGCGAGACAGCGCGAATCGCTCTTCACGAGCCCGGGCGGGACTGAATACGGGCGCTGCGGGCTCGACCGGGCGCGCATCAAGGAAAGCGCGGAGAACAAGTTGGGCGCGCGGACCGAACGGAATGACGCGATCGAACCCGTGGTGCTCCGTCTTGTGAACCACGGGGCGATAGAGCCAAACGGCGTCGGACGCATCGACATCGGCCATGCGGAGCGCGCAGATCTCGCCGGGGCGGCACCCGGTGAGCCGCTGGAGCTCGATCATCGCGGAAATGTGCGCGTTGAGGAACCGGAGCGTCGCGGTGACGTGGTGCGCCGGAACCGGGGTGATAGGGTCCGTCTCACGGGCCTCGGTGCGGCCGCGCTGTAAGCCCTTCAGTGTGCGAAGCGCCTCGAAGACCGTGACGGGAACGAGTTCTTCGGCGACGGCCCATTTGAACGCGCGAACGATCCGCCCGATGCGCTGATTGACCACGTTGCGGGACAGGCCGGTTTTGACCATCTCGGCGCGAACGGTCGCGAGGGCGCGCGGGCCGAAGTCGGAAGCCGGGATGTGGCCGTAGAGCGCGTGGAGCGGGCGCGCGGCCCGCCGGAACTCGTTGTACTCCTCGGACGGTTTGCCGGTGCGGGTCACGTAGTGCTTCGCGGCGTGCGCGAAGAACGCGAGCATGACCTGATCGATCGTAGTTGGGGGAGTACGAGGCGATTTACCGCGGACGGGAACAGAAGGTGAATGGGACAGTTCCGCGATGATTCGCGCGAACTCGGCGCGACTTTCCGGGGAATTGAATTTGCCAAGGCTAACCCACCGACCGTTGACCCAGCACCGGGCGAGACCGGTTGCTTTGTGGTGCTTATATGTGGGGGTCGGGTTCTTGGGACGGGCCATGCGGAGCACTCCGTTGAGGAGTTTCCGGGAGGGGCTCCCAGAAACTCGGCTCTTCGGGCTGCTCCGTAGACCACCTACGGGTTGGCGTAAACGCCTCAGCCGATTGGACTTCTGTCAGTGCCCCCTCTCGGGCTCGAACCGAGGACCCGCTGATTAAGAGTCAGCTGCTCTACCAACTGAGCTAAAGGGGCTTAACGCTCATTATTCTGGGGAAACCAGGCCCGCACTTCAAGGGGGCCTCGTCGAAAACTTCACTTCTCAGACACACGATTCCTCCCTCGGGTTCGCCCCCGCTTTCGCACGCGCCCGCGAACCGCCGCGAACCACTGACGCCCCCGGACCCGTCTCCATACGATGTCCGCATTCGATTCTCAGTGAAACACAAGGCCCCCGCCATGCTCGTTCCGCTGTCCTGGCTCAAAGATTACGTCCCGCTCCCGGCCGATCCGGGCGCGCTCGTCGAGCGCCTGACGATCGCCGGACTGGAATCGTCGGGGGTCAAGGTCTTTGGGTTCCCCGTACAAGGGACGCTCCGCGTGAAGCCGGAGGACGCGGGGCTCGTGTGGGAGCGCGACAAACTCGTCGTCGCGCAGGTACTCGAAATCACCAAACATCCCAACGCCGACAGTCTCAAACTCGTCAAACTCGACCTGGGCACGGGCGCGCCGAAGACCGTCATCACCGGGGCCGAGAACATTGCTGTCGGCCAGAGCGGGATGAAGATCATCCTCGGGCTGTGCGGGTCGCAGTACTTCTTCACCGGTAAAGACGGCAAGAAGACCGTCATGACTCTGGTACCGAAGCGCTTGCGCGAAATCGACAACGACGCCATGTGCATGTCCGACTTCGAGTTGGGCATCGCCGAGGAGAGCGAAGGCATCATTATCCTCGACGACGCGGACGCGGCTCCGGGCACCCCGGCCCAGGACGTGCTCGGTGAGATCGTCGTCGAACTCGACATCCTCCCGAATATGGCCCGGTGCCTCTCGATGATCGGCATCGCGCGCGAGGTGGCCGCGCTCACCGGCGTGAGTGCCACGATCGCCGAACCAAAGGTCGAAACGGTCGCGGAGAGCATTGAGGGTAAGGTTCGCGTCGAGATCGCGGACCCGAAACTGTGCCCGCGCTACACCGCGACCGTCATCCGCAACGTGACGCTCGGGCCGGCCCCGCGCTGGATGCGCTCGCGCCTGCACTACGCGGGCATGCGCCCCATCAGCAACGCGGTCGACATCACCAACTACGTGATGCTCGAACACGGCCAGCCGCTACATGCCTTCGACTACGACGTGCTCGTAACGCGCGCCGGCGGTAAGGCCCCGACGATCATCGTGCGCCCCGCGAAGCCCGGTGAGGTGCTCAAGACGCTCGACGGCCAGGACCGTGAACTGTCGCCCGAGAACCTCGTGATCGCCGACACCGCCGGGCCGATCGCGCTGGCCGGCGTCATGGGCGGCGCGGAGACGGAAGTCGGCGCCGCGACCAAGACGATCCTGCTGGAGAGCGCGTGCTTCGACTTCGTCAGCGTGCGCAAGACCGCCCGCCAGTTCAACCTATTCAGCGAGGCGAGCACGCGGTTCAGCCGCGGCGTTCACCCCGAACAATCGCTCCTGGCCGCGGTCCGCGCCGCGCAACTGTTCCACGATCACGCCGAGGGGGAAGTTCTCACGGGCGTAGTCGACGAGTACCCCGCGCCGCTGCCCCCACAGGTGATCGACCTCGACCAGAACGAGATCCGGCGCCTTCTGGGGTTCGACATCCCGAGCGCCGAAGTCGTCCGCGTGCTGACCGCGCTCCAGTTCCAGGTTGAGCCGGACGGGGACGACGCCTGGACCGTTACGACCCCGCCCACGCGCCTCGATATCCAGGCCGGTGCCGCGGACCTCATTGAAGAACTGGCCCGCGTGTACGGGTACGACAACCTGAAGGAGCGCCTGCTCCCGCTCGAACTCCCGGAGCCGAAGGGCAACCCGGACCTGGAGGGCGAGGACCGCGTGCGCGACCTGCTTGCCGACCAGGGGCTGCAAGAAGCGATCACGTACTCGCTCAGCAGTTTGGAAGCCGAAGCGAAACTGGGGGCGGGGCAGAACCCCTCCCCAACCCCTCCCCTAAACGGAGAGGGGCTTAAAACCGCCGATGATTTTTCTCCCCCTTCCTTCCTAGGGAAGGGGGTTGGGGGGTTAGGTTCTGCTGATTTCGTCGCGCTACTGAACCCGCTCTCGCCGGAGCGCGGGGTGCTGCGGCGCACGCTGCTCCCGGGGCTGCTCGCGGTCGCGCAGAAGAACCTCGAAGCCGCCGACAGCGTCGCCATGTACGAACTCGGGTTCGCGTATCTGCCCGTACCCGGCGCGAGGCTCCCGCGCGAACCGCGGAAACTGGCCATCGTCTTGTGCGGCCGGCGCACCGGGGCCGCGTGGGACGACCCGCAGGGCGCGGTCCCGGCGCGCTACGACTTCTACGACCTCAAGGGCGTGGTAGAGGCCCTCACAAGCGACCTGCACCTGTCCAGCGTCACGTTCGCGGCGACCGGCACCGTGCCCTGGCTGCACCCGATGCGGGCCGCCGAGCTGCGCGTGAACGGCACCGCGGTGGGCGCGTTCGGCGAACTGCACCCGAAGGTCGCGGCGCAGTTCCTGCTCGGGGACCGGGCCGTGCAGGTGGCCGAATTGGACCTCGAAGCGGTACTCGCGGCGGTGCCCGCGCGCTACGGGTACAAGCCGTTCAGCACGTTCCCGCCCGCGAAGCGCGACGTGGCGGTCGTGGTGGCCGACGCGACCCCGGCCGAGGCGGTGCTGGCCGAGATCCGGGCCGCCGGGGGCGAGTTGCTCACCGACGCGGCCCTCTTCGACGTGTACCGCGGGACCGGGCTGCCGGACGGCACGAAGAGCCTGGCGTTCGCGCTGACGTACCAGGCCCCCGACCGCACGCTCGGCGAGAAGGAGATCGTGAAGGCCCACGAGAAGGTCGAGGGCCGGCTGCGCCATGTGCTCAAGGCCCAGATCCGAGGGAAGGATCTGGCGTAACGGCCGTTGTTCAGCAGATTTCACCGCGGAGGGCACGCGAGGGCACGGAGAAAGACCGGAGCAGAGATCGTTCCTGTTTCTCGTCTTCTCCGCGCCCTCGCGTGCCCTCCGCGGTGAACCTTTCTCCCTCCCGCGCGGCTAACATTTGCTCACATTTCCGGACCGGGCCGCCGCGCACTGCGATTTCTCCCGGGAAAAACGACATCCGTCGCTCCCAACGGCTAACATTCGTTGTTTGTGACCTCACGCCCATTCGTACCGGAGGCGCCCGTACTCTCGTGGGATTTTACGATATTGGTAGATGTGACATCAATATCAGTAGTGGAAATAAATATAATTTTCTAATAAAGTGTGGGCGCGTCATGGGAATGTACCCGATCGACGAACTGGCGGGATCCCTCGTTCGCCGGCTCTCACTACGGGAGCGCGCCCTCATAACCCGGCAACAGGCACTCGACGGATTGCTCGCGGCCGTCGTCTGGACGGTTCACGACCACCCGAACCAGCGCCCCAAAATCGTTGCGGCCTTGAGCACCCTCACGCCGACCGTCGCGGCCGAATTGATCGTGTGGTTGGCGCACAAGCGGGCCGCCGATGGAACTTGGCTTTGGCCCCCGACCGGCGGGCACGGCGACTCAGGAGGCTCCACAAAGTTCACGTCAGCCGGCCCAAATCAAGTAGCGGTGTACCAGACGGTGATTCGCTTGCTAAGGGGACGCGTCGCCGATCGCCCCGGTACAGACTTCGCCCCCGACCAGGAGCGCACGCGGACCGAGCGCCGCCGAGAACTCCTGGACGCCGTGCGCGAACACGCGCTACCTTTGGGACCGTTCGGCGATCTCGACGAGCGCAACCGCTTGGAGCGAGGGTGGCAAGACACGTTGACTGAAGAAGACTGTCTTGAGTTGCTCCGATGGCTACGGGGAACAGACCTGACTACCCGCGCGGACGTATGGGATCGGGGCGCGGTCGCAGAAATCCCGTACCATGTCGGCCGGGTCGGGCGCCGGTGCGGTGGGCCGCGGTTACTCTCTTTCCTGCTGGATCTTTTGGGCGACGCACTGTTGTATGAGCCTGCATTTGATGTGATCTTCGAGATCGAAGAATCTGTCGAGTACGAAAACCTGTTGGCAGGTGCAACCGTTGGATCGGTCCCGATTCACGTCGAACTCGCACGGATGGCGACACCGATTCAGGCCGAACGGCTCCGGCACGTGGCGTGTTCGCCCGGCCACTCTCACAATGCCCGTACCGCAATCCGGGACATCCTACGTAACATTGCGCTGATCCGTGGTGCCCCATCCCGGTTCGTCATGTTCTCCCCGGATTGGCGCACTGACACTGCGGTCGCGATCGCAAGGCGGGTGTCCGAGTCCCGCGACTTTTCTGCGCTGCCCGTTCTGGCCGATGCGTTACAAGACGCGGGCTGCGACAATAATGACGTGCTAAACCACTGTCGCGAACCGGGTGCCCATGTGTGCGGGTGCTGGGTCGTCGACCTGGTGTTGGACAAGGGGTGAGGGCTGCCGATGACCGAAGCCGAGTGGCTCGCGTGCGAGGAGCCCGGGAAGATGTTTGAGTTTCTTCGGGGGTAAGGTAACCGCCCGGAAATTGCGGCTCTTGTTGTGTAGTTCGGCGCGCCTCCTTCCGGCCGTACTCATGTCCGATGATCTGGTTGAGTCATTGAGTTGCGCCGAGAGGCACGCAGACGGACTAATTTCATTGGATCAATTGAACGCATTTCGTAATGGGCGCGCCGTCCCCCGTTCACGACGTAGGGCTCGGGAATACAGTAGCCTCGTGTTGTGTTCTCAGGGCATGTTGTGGGAGTCGTGCCAAAATTTCTGCGCCGAAATTGTTCGCGCGCGGATCACTGCGTTTGAGGCGTCAAATTGGGACAAGCGAAAAGAGGACCGGATGAGACTCCTGAGCGCGGAGCGCCCGATCGTTACGAACTTGATCCGCGACCTCTTCGGCAATCCGTTCCGCCCCGTGTCCTTCTCACCCGCATGGCGCACGTCCACTGTTCTCGCGCTCGCCTCCCAGATGTACGAGTTACGTGACTTCAGCGCGTTACCCATTCTGGCGGATGCGCTCCAGGACGCGGGCAGCGACAGTACGGGTGTGCTGGACCACTGCCGCGGCGCCGGGCCGCACGCGCGCGGGTGCCGGGTCGTGGACCTCGTGTTGGGCAAAGAATGAGGGCGCCGGTAACCGAAACCGAGTGGCTCACGGGCCGGTACCCGTGGCACGCGCTCGAGAACCTGAAAAACGAACCCGGGAAGCGCAAGCGGCGCCTGTTCGCGTGCGCGTGCTGCTACCGGCTCATGGACCTGTACCCGACCACCGAGGCGCGGGCCGCGGTGGTCGCGGCGGGGCAGTTTACAAACCTTGACCGGGTGCCTTCCGTAAGTCACCCGGGATGA